TTTTATGGATTGACATATACATAGAATTACTCTATAATTAAGGAGTAATTACAAAACACTATGGCAAAAGGATTTACAGTCAAAGCCAATGCTCCTAAACCAAAGAAGAAAGAGGAGTGGGATATTGACGCAATTAAAGCAAGAATGAAAGGAAAGACAATTGTATTCTGTCTTCCAGGTCGTGGATGTTCATACGTATTCCTGAAGAACTTTGTGCAGTTATGCTTTGACTTGGTTCAGAATGGTATGTCTATCCAGATATCACAGGACTACTCTTCAATGGTCAACTTTGCAAGATGTAAGTGTCTTGGAGCAAATGTTCTCAGAGGTCCTGATCAAATACCTTGGGATGGAAAACTTAAGTATGATTATCAGTTATGGATTGACTCGGATATAGTCTTTGACTCAAACAAGTTCTGGCAGTTATGTGATCTCTCTGTTCCTGCTGAGTCTGTGAAAGAAGATGGAAGTATAGACGAAGATTTATTAAATGAGCGTTCTATCACAGCTGGTTGGTATGCCACAGAAGATGGCAGCACAACATCTGTCGCACACTGGTTAGAGGAAGATGACTTCCGCAAGAATGGTGGAGTGATGAATCACGAAACCGTCGAAAGTATCTCGAAAAGAAAGAAACCATTTACAGTAGACTATACTGGTTTTGGTTGGGTTCTTATCAAGAACGGTGTATTTGAGAAACTTGAATATCCTTGGTTTGCTCCTAAGATGCAACAGTTTGAATCAGGTGCAGTACAAGACATGTGCGGCGAAGACGTATCATTCTGCTTAGATGCCATTGACGATGGTTGGGACATCTGGTGCGATCCTCGTATTCGTGTAGGTCACGAAAAAACTCGTGTAATATAGGTACAAGATCATGGATGCACTTAAGGAGTGGGTATCACACCACATGAGAGAGAAGTCATCAGAAGAACTATGGTATCTGTCAGAGGAGATTCTAAGGGAACTATCGGGGCGTGACTCGATTAAGTATAGAATCATTGAAGATAAAGTTGAAGCAACACACGATTCGGAGGGATGTTAAATGCCAAGGATGTATAGTGCATCAGGCGATGTAACGGTTGAATCAAAACCGAAAAAAACTCGTCAAGGGAATGGAAAGCATACTAAATATGCCGCTTCCTCTCGTAACGGAAAACCAAAAAGAACCAGAGGTCAAGGTAAATAAATAAAAAGGACTCCAAGAGTCCTTTTTTTAATGCAATGAGGAAAAAATGGAAAACAAAATGCTTCGAGAGATAGCAAACGACGTTCAAACCCCTAAAAAACGTGATTCTAAGGTTCAAAATGACCTTTATGAGAACTTAGATGATAGTGATTTCTATGAAGGTTTGGATTATGATGATCAAACACAAATAATTACTTAAAAATCCTTAATAAATAAATTATAATTCTAAATATTAGAAAAATTTATGCCTGTAGAACGAGTTAGTAGGGGATTTAAAGATCTTAGTATGACATTTCAGTCTAATCCACTGAATAGTGACCTTATTGGGCTAAAAAATGCTAATGCAATTGCTCGTTCCGTGAGAAATATTGTAATGACTTCACCTGGTGAGAAGTTCTTCCAACCAGATTTTGGTTCAAGGGTCTCAAAACTTCTTTTTGAGAACGTAGATGACATAACAGCATCTCAAATCCAAGAAGAAATTGAATTTTCCATTACTAATTACGAACCAAGAGTTAGTCTGAGAAATGTTCAAATAAATGCAGACAATGATAATGCTTCATTTGACGCTACTATTACATATAGTATTATAGGTGCAGATGTTGCACCACAGCAACTACAATTCGCCTTACAATCAACTCGATAAGATGCCGTTAGTTAATTTTTCTAACCTCGATTTTGATGAGGTTAAGACATCACTTAAAGATTACCTTAGGTCAAATTCCAATTTTACGGACTATGACTTTGAAGGATCTAATTTATCATCCATTTTAGACGTATTAGCATATAATACCTACATTACTTCATACAATGCCAACATGGTAACGAATGAAGTATTCATTGATAGTGCTACTCTAAGAGAAAATGTAGTAGCATTAGCACGAAACATTGGTTATAATCCAAGATCTAGAAAAGCATCTACTGCAACCATCAGTTTCTTCGTTGATTTGACAGGTGTTACTCCTGCTCCTGCGACTGTAACCTTAAATAAAGGTCCAGTAGCATCAACTGCAGGTCAAACAGGAGGAAGTTCTTATGTTTTTTGTATCTTAGAGGATATTACAGTACCTGTTAGCACTGATTCTGGAGGAAATGCAACTGCTTTTTTCAATAATATTAAAATTTCTGAAGGAACTCTGATAACAAACGCATTTACTTTTACATCAATCAACCCAAATCAGAAATTTATACTTCAGAATACAGGAATTGATACATCTTTAATGAATGTAACTGTAAAAAGCAATTCATTTGCTACTACAGGAGCAAAATATAGTGCTCAAGACAGTCTTTTTGATATTACATCAGGATCTACAGTATATTTTCTTCAAGAAGTAGAAGATGAAAGGTATGAACTCTTCTTTGGGGATAATATTTTTGGTAAAAAGTTAGAAGAAGGTAATTATATTACTGCAGAATACATTGTATGTGATGGTGAAGGTGCAAATGGCATTAGTAATTTTACTTTTGCTGGTAGATTATCATATATTAGAAATGCACAGTCATATTCTGTAACAACAGGTGTTTCTTTATTAACCGCAGACCTTAAATCCTCTGGTGGTGAGACTATTGAGACTGTAGAGTCAATTAAAAAGTTTGCACCCCGCATTTATGCCTCTCAAAATAGAGCAGTTAGTGCTAGTGACTACGAAACTTTAATTCCAAACAAAATTTATCCTGAAACTGATTCAATTTCTGTTTTTGGAGGGGAAGAAATGATTCCTCCTCAATATGGAAAGGTCTTTATTAGTATAAAACCACGAACAGGAGACTTTTTACCAAATTTAATTAAAGAAAATATAAAAACTAAGCTTAAAAAGTATGCAGTTGCTGGAATTGTTCCAGAAATTCTTGATTTAAAGTATCTTTATATTGAAGTTAACTCAAAAATTTACTATAACACTAATTTAGCACCTTCTGGTGAATATGTTTCTACCATAGTACAAGAAAATGTCGAATCTTATGCAGAATCTACTGAATTAAATAGATATGGTGCAAGATTCAAGTATAGTAAATTCTTAAAAGTGATTGATGAGAGCGATACCTCTATTACATCTAATATCACAACTATAGAGATGAGAAGAGATATGAGAGCAGTATTAAATAGTTTTGCAGAGTACTCAATTGGGTTTGGAAATGAATTTTATATTAAAAGTATGAGTGGATATAACATTAAATCTACTTCATTCCGTATAAGTGGTGTTGCTCAAGATATTTACTTATCAGATGTTCCAAATTCTAATAGATTGACAGGATCGATCTTTTTCTTTACCCTTCCTTCTCCTAATTCTACCTCTCCAACTATTATTAGGAGAAATGTGGGTGTTATTGATTATAAGAAGGGTATTATTACTTTAAATCCTGTCAATATACTTTCTGGTAAATTAAAAGATGGACAAACTATTATTGAATTGTCTGCATGTCCTAAATCCAATGATGTGGTTGGATTACAGGATCTTTATTTGCAACTAGATACTAGTAATAGTAATTTTGAAATGATTGTTGATGACATTGCTTCGGGAATGGATCCAGCAGCATCAAATTATACCGTAACATCCAGCTATCACAACGGGAACTTAGTAAGATAATAAAATGCCACAATCTAGAGTTAAGTTTAGCAACATTGTACAAAATCAACTTCCTGATTATGTTCAGGACGAATTTCCTTTAGTTGCAGAATTCTTAAAAAGTTATTATCAAGGTCAAGAGTATCAAAGTGGTCCTCTAGATTTAATTCAGAATATTGATGAATATATTAAAGTTAGTAAATTAACTAATCTTACTAAGTCTGTAATATTAGACACTGCTTTAAGTTATAGTGAAAATGAGATTACTATTGATTTAATCAAATCCCCTCAAGGGACAAGAGGATTTCCAGAAACTTATGGTTTACTAAAAATTAATGATGAAATTATTACATATACTGAAAAAACAGATACAAAGTTTACTGGATGTGTAAGAGGTTTTAGTGGGGTTACATCTTATGAGAAAAAGGGAACCACAGATGATTTAGTTTTTGAAACCACAAAAATTTATGAACATGAATCTGGATCTACAATTACTAATTTAAGTGATTTATTTCTTGAGCAATTTTTAACAAAAGTAAAACGTCAATTTACTCCTGGATTAGATACTAGAGAACTTAATAGTGATTTAGATCAAAATAATTTTATAAAACAATCAAAAGATTTCTATTTAAGTAAGGGTAGTGATAAATCATTTGAAATATTATTTAAAGCTTTATACAATGAAGATGTAAGTATAGTTAGACCTAGAGACTTTCTTTTTACGCCTTCTAACGCCCATTGGAGGGTCACTGAAGACCTAGTAGTAGAGTCTATTAGTGGAGATCCAAATCAACTTGCTAATTCTACTTTATTTCAACAACCTTATGGTCAAAATATTAATAAAGCGTATGCACCCATAACAGATGTTAAACCTATTGATGTTGGATATGGACAGACTTATTATAGACTTAGTATTGATGCAGGTTATAATAGAGATATTAGAGTTGCTGGTGCAATTTACGGAGATTTTAATGTACAACCAACAACTAGAGTAATTGGTGCAGTATCAGCAGGATCTACGGTTCTTAATGTAGATTCTACCGTAGGATTTGCTGCAACAGGAGGAGATTTATATATTCCTTATTCTGATGGAACTACGGGAGTGGTTTCTTATACTTCTAAGTCATCAACACAATTTTTTGGGGTAGGTGTAGCAGATAGTGGAGTAGATTTAGATATTTCTGATGCAACTACTATTGGAATTAATACTTTTGCATATGGTCAATCAAATGTAGATGTAAATGAAACGGTAACTGTCAGAATTAACTCTGTATTAAATAAATTTAATTATTCTGATGATACTCATTACTATTCTTCAGGGGATACTGTTAAATTAAAAACTTTAGGTATTTCTGATAATGAATTTAAGGCAAAAAACTGGTTTTATAATATTTCTCCAACCTATAAAGTTAAAAGTATCGAATTAATCGATTCTTCAGATAATACTTATAAATTTAATTTATTTGTAGATCATTGTTTTAGATTTGGTGATAATGCTGTTGTAATAGATGATACTAATGTTGAGAAAGTAACAAGTATTATTAATATAGATTCTAGCAAGTCTGTAGTTGTAAAAGGTCAAGGAAGTTTAGATTCTGCAAAGACATTTACACTTAAACGTTCCTTATTAGTTGCAGATTCTAATAGTTTTCCTGCAAGTTCCATTTATAATACCAATGTTCAAAATGTTTATAAGAAAGAAGATACTCTTTTAGTTGCTTCTCCTTCATTACCCACATATAATGGTCAACCTATTAATGTTTTTGGTCAAACTGTTAAATTTACAGGTACTTTCCAAGGAAGTGAATTTAATATAAGACCAGTGGGTGATCATGGTTTCTACACTGGAGATGGGGTATATTATATTCCCGAAAAAGTTAATTATGAGTATTTTGATTCTTTAGGAAATAAAAAAACAGGTGTAAAGGTAAATTCTTCTTTATTTGCAGGTGATGTTGGTTATATTGTTACTGGAGATGCAAATGGTGAAGATGTTGAAGATAGAATTCCCCCAAACGAAGGATTATTCTTCATTTATAGAATTAATGAAAATAATGTAAAAATATCAAAGAGTAGAGTCGATCTTTTTAATGAAACTTTTATTTCTATTGATAATTTTATTTCTGTAACGGATTGTAAGTTTATACCAAATGATTTTAAGTATAAAACATTAGAATCTCAACAAATTTTAAGAGAAGTTGCTCCTCCTGAAAATGATGGAAATGTAACATCTACAGAACCAGGACTTACTGGAATTTTGATAAATGGAGTTCAAATCTGCAACTATAAGTCAAGAGATTTTGTACATTATGGAAAAATTGAAAAAATTGATGTAAATGCCACTGGTAGTGATTATAATATTATTAATCCACCACTATTGAATATTAGTGATAGTATTGGAACGGGTGCGACTGCGTGTGTTGCAGTTTTAGGTAATCTTAATGAAATTAGACTTTTAGATTCTGGATTTGATTATCAAAATATTCCCACTATAACAATTGAAGGTGGAAATGGATTAGGAGCAGAAGCTTCTGCAAATATGAAGGATATAATTCATACAGTTTCCTTCAATTCTCAATCTGATGTTGGTTTAGGCACTGATGCGTCTAATTCTTATGAAATTGGATTTGGGACATACCATAAGTTTAATAATTTTGAAGAAGTAGTATATAAGAATGATGGTCAGCAAAATGTTGGAGGATTAAGTACAGATTCTACATATTTTGTTTCTAACGTAGGATTGACAAGTGCTAAACTTTTCCCCACTCAGGTAGATGCTCTTTCTGGTATCAATACTGTTGAATTTACATCATTTGGTATAGGAAAACAATATATTAACCCTGTTAACAGAAAAACAGTTGTAGATAGTATTACTGTTACTTCTACAGGATCTGGATATGAAAATAAGAAGAGAACTGCTTTAAGTTCAGGAATAAGCACTGCTTCTGATAAAATTAGTATTGTAGGTCATGATTATAAATCTGGCGAGATAGTTAATTATGTAGAATTTTCAGATACCGTTATTGGTGGACTTTCTACAGATACTCAATATTATGTCACTTCAGTAGATAATAATAACTTTAAATTATCCCAAGTTGGAGTTGGAGATACCATCAAATCTTTCTATTATGATAATAAGCAATATATTGATTTTACAACAGCAGGGGTAGGAACTCATACCTTTAATTATCCAGCCATTTCTGTAAAAGTAGTAGGAGAAGTTGGAATAGCATCTACAGGGACAGAAACCTTTGAGTGTAAGGTTCAACCAATATTCCGAGGAGAAATAACTTCTATACATCTTATAGACCAAGGTGTGGGATATGGATCTTCTGAAATTATTAACTTCAACAGAGAACCTCAAGTTACGTTAGTATCAGGAAAAGAAGCTCAGTTACAACCAGTTGTAGTTAATGGATCTATTACTGAAGTTGTAATAATGAGTAAGGGGCAGAAATATAATGCTGCACCTACATTAACTATATCAGGTGAGGGTATAGGTGCTGTAATCACTCCAGTTTTTGATAATAATGAACTTACTGATGTAAAGGTTATTCATGGTGGAAATGGATACGATCAAGCATCTACTTCTATCAGTGTTGATTTTCCTGGATCTGGAGTTAATATAAAACCAATCCTTCAGAGTTGGAGAGTTAATTTATTTGAGAGAAATTTTGATAATGTTACAGGAGATGATGGATATATTGCTCATGAATTTAATCCAGGATATGGTCTTCAATATTCTCATTTATATGCACCTAGAGTGTTGAGAGAGTCTGTATTTGCAAATAATCAAGAAGGTCAATCTTTATATGGAGATAAAGATTTAAAGCAACTTAATGGATTAGAAGTTGCATCTGATCAACACTCTCCTATTCTTGGATGGGCATATGATGGTAATCCAATTTATGGTCCATATGCATATGTGAAAAAATCTGGTGGAATAGTAACCCAAATGAAGTCGGGATATTCTATAGATTTACAACCACAAAGACCTCCTGTTGGAAATTTCCCTGAAGGATTTTTTGTAAATGATTTTTCTTATAAGAAAGTAAGTGATGAAACTATTCTTGATGAAAATAATGGAAGATTCTGTGTTACTCCCGAATATCCGAATGGGACTTATGCATATTTTACTACAATTAATTCGGGTGCTACAGAAAGTTCTGGTCCTTTTAACAGATATAAAAAACCAGTCTTCCCATATTTAATTGGTGAAAATTATAGATCAATTCCTAATAACTTTAACTTTAAAAATCTATCAAATCAAACTAGTATAGATTTACAGAATTCTGGATGGAAAAGAAATACTACTTCTTACAATTTAATTGAAGGAAAAACACAGTATGATTATGTGTACATTCCTGATGATTTATCTCAAACCATTGATATTAAATCAGTAAGTCCAGGTTCAGTTGAAAAAATTGGAATTGAAACTGGAGGAATTTTATATAATGTTGGAGATGGTATTAATTTTGATAATGATGATACTTCAGGAAGAGGTTTGGTTGCAAAAGTCTCTGTTATTGAAGGAAAGGCAATTGATACTATAAGTGTTGCTACAAGTTCACTTAGTGGTGTTGAGGTTTATCCTGGTGAGAAAAATGGAACCTATCTTTTTGTTTCAGACAACCCTCATAATTATAAGAATTTAGATGGTATTGCTGTATCTGGATTATCAACCACTTCATCTAACATTGAAGGATATTATAATGTTGGAGTAACAACGAATCGTTTTGTAGTAACTGGTGTTGGAACTACATCTTCTGGAATAGGAACAGATGGAGTAACAGGATTAGTCACTCATGTTAGTGTTAACGGAAATCTATCATATCCTTCTATTGCTGCTAATGATATTTTAGGAATTGGTACAGAAAGGGTAAAGGTTTTAAATGTAGATAAAGAACGTTCTAGAATTAGAATATTAAGAACAGCTAGTGGAACAGTTTCTGCTGCACATACAGTTAGTTCGTTCTTCTTCCAAGATCAACGTAGATTAACCGTTGATGCAGGATTTAAGACAACCTATTCCTCTAATAGGAATAGACAAATTTACTTTAATCCCACAGAAACAGTTGGATTAGGTACAACTGCTGGTGTTGGTATTGGGACTACTTTATCTTTCTCAAATCCAGGTGCTGGAATCAGTGAAATCTTCATACAAACAAAAGCACTTTATATTCCAGGACATGATTTAAATACTGGTGATGAATTAACATATTCTCCAAATACTGGAAGTGGTATTGTAGTCTTAGAAGAAGGTGCTTCATATCCTAGTGGAATAACAACATTATCTGATGGAGATACTTTATTTGTTGCTAGAATAGATAGCGATTTAATTGGATTATCCACTGTTAGAGTTGGTTTAGGTACAACAGGTAATTTTGTTGGAATAGCAAAAACTCATCAAAGTTCTAGTACTTTATTCTTTGCAGGTAATCCTGTAGGAACAGGTATTGGTACTGGAGTTTATCATAGTCTTAAAACAAACTATACACCTCTTACTGCAGAACTGACACGTAATCTAATAACCGTATCTGCTGCAAGTTCTCATGGATTAACTAATAATGATGAAGTAACTGTTGATGTAAATCCTGGTATTTCTACTACAGTCATAGGTAAATATAATGACTATAATAGGAGATTTATTTTAACTCCTAAGTCATTTACTGCTGCTGGAGTTAATACCACCACAGACACCTTTACAATGACCTCACACGGGTTTGTAACGGGTCAAAAGGTCATTTATACATCTGACAGTCCTATAGAAGGTTTAGCGTCTGATGGGATATATTTTGTTGTAAGAATTGATAATAATAAATTTAAGTTATCTGATAATTATTACAATTCTACTTTATCTAAACCAATTACTATTGGTATCACTAGTACATCTGCAGGTGTTATTAATCCTATTAACCCACCTTTAGATGTTTATAAAGATTCTACTGTTTCGTTTGATCTTTCTGATTCTTCATTATCATATACAGTTCAAGGGACTCAATATTCTGCTTTTGAGTTGAATTTTTATACTGATGGTAATTTTACAAATGTTTGGGATAACGATCCAGAATCTGTAGGATTTAATGTTACTAGAACAGGTAATGTTGGAATAACTGCTGATGCAAAAGTTACTTTAGAAGTAACTAAAAATATTCCAGAAATTTTATATTATCGTCTTGATCCTATTTACGAAGCAAATCTTCCAATAGTTAAAAAAGAAATCATTGTAGATAAAGAAGTTATTTCTAATAATGAAGTTATATCTAGTGCTTCTCTTTATAATGGAAACCAAAAGATTACCACTGCTTCTACAACATCATTTACTTATACCTCTGCAGTGACTCCAGAGCAAGTATCTTATGCAGGAACTTTAACTGATGTAGAGTATACCACTACATCAACAAGTGCTTATGGAACCATAAAGGACATTGAAGTAAAGAATGGTGGTACAAATTATTATTCCTTACCTGGCATTGCAACAATTACTTCTGCGGTAGGTAGTGGAGCTGTTATCGAACCAATAAGCACTTCTATAGGTAAAATAAAAACTACAAAAATTGAAGACATTGGATATACTTTCCCATCCGATTCTACACTAGAACCAAGTGCATTATTACCTCAAATTATTGATATTGTATCTCTTGCTTCTTTTGACTTTATTGGAATAACATCAGGTGGTCGTGGATATGGAGTTGCACCAAAACTTGTTATTCGTGATGGAAGAACTAAGAAAATTATTACTGATGCAGATCTCAAATATTCTTTAGGAGATACTAATGTAACCATATTAAAGAATCCTACAGGAATGAGTAGATCTTATAATCCTACATTAATTCCTTATCAAAATAGTAATGGTGTTGGAATTAGTACTGTTGGATTTAATACTGTTACTAAAGATGCTTTTGTTAAATTATCTGTAGGATTTAGTACTGCAGATATGTTCCCATTTGTAGTGGGTGATAAGGTAATGATCGAGAATGTGAGTATTGGTATAGGATCTACAGGTAAAGGATATAATTCTGCTGATCATGATTATAAGTTATTCACTGTAAATGCAGTTGATGCTAATCTTGGTGGAATTGGAGCGACCATTAGTTATAGTATGTCTGCAGAGTATCCTGATGACGGAACATTCCCAGGAACCTTTGATGCTAATAATTCAGCAGGAAGAATTATTCCTGAGAAGTATTTCCCACAGTTTGATATACAATTAGGAGTAAATGATTACCTAGATGGAGAAACTGTAACATCTGGATCTGTTTCTGGTACTGTTGAGTCTTGGAATTCTGAAATTGGAATATTAAAAGTTTCTTCTAATAAAGATTTTATTGTTAATGATATTATTAAAGGAGAAACATCTACAACTCAAGGAATAGCATCATCCATAAGATCTTTTGAATCTAACTTAGATTTGGAATCAACTTCTAAAGTAGATAATGGATGGCAAACTGATTCTGGTGTTCTTAATTATAATATGCAAAGATTGCAAGATAGTTTTTATTATCAAAACTTCTCTTATGCAATAAGATCTAGAGTTGAGGAAGAAAAATGGAATGATGCAGTAAGCACTTTAAATCATACTTTAGGATTTAAAAAATTCTCTGATTATCAATTAGAATCAAATTTAACTGATCCTGTTGAGTTAAGAGTGGGTCTAAGCACCGAACTTACTTCTATTGATATAGTTACAGATATTATTGGTTTTGGTGATTTAAATTGTGTATATGATTTTGATTTAGTAACAGAAAATTCTCGTGATATTGGTTCTACCTTCTTCTCGGATGAAATAATATTCTCTAGTAGAATATTGATGGATTATCAAGAATCAGTTGGTAACCGTGTTCTTTCTATTGATGATATGAGTGGGTCATTTAATAGTAATCCTAGAGCAACTAAGTTTAGTGTTGCTAATACATTTAAGTTAGATGATATAAGAGCCCAAAAATATATTACTTATGTTATAGACAAGAGATATACTCAACAAAGACAGTTGATGTTGGTTACTCTGCTTCATGATGGAACATTTGGTTATATGAATCAATATGGAAGAGTTGAATCTGCTTATGATCAAGGTTCATTTGATTTCCAAATTGCAGGGTCAGAAGGTAAATTACTATTCTATCCTACAAAATCTTCTGTTAATGATTATGATATTACTGCTTTGGCATTTAATTTAAATGATAATTATCTTGGTATTGGTAGCACTGCTTTAGGAGGTATTGCTGATATTAATACTTCAAGTGTTAAAGTTCCATCAGGAACTCAGACAACAGTTGTAGGAATTGCAAGCACATATCGTTCTGTTAAGGTTCTAGTTGAAATTACTCCTGATATCGCTGCTGATGAAGGGTTTAATAAAACTGAATGGGAGTTTACCGAACTCAATGTAATTCATGATGGATCTACTGTTGATCTACTGGAGTATGGTGAATTAACTACAACTCAGGGTTCATATTCGGATTCAGGATTTGGAACTTTCTATCCTTATATTTCAGGAAAAGATTTAAAAGTTGACTTTATTCCTAATGCAGGAATAGGTACGACATGTGTGGTTAATACCATTCAGGTTGCTATTAGTAGTGAGTCCTCTTCTGGCATTGCTACTGTTGATATGAATCATGCTCAGATAGTAGCAAGAGCAACAAGTATTTCTTCTTCTGGTACTCCTGGAATTACTACTATTGGACAATATAGTAATGATTATGATGCAGCATACTTTACAGTTCAAGTATCTGACACAACTAATAACTTCTATCAAATGTCTGAAGTTATAGTGGTTGATAATTATATTGATGATCCTTCTGAAACTGTTACGACATATGATACAGAATATGGAAATGTCGTTGTTAATAATGCTTCAGGGTTAGGAACAATTGGAAGTATAATTGATAGTGATACAGGAGTTGTTTCATTAGTCTTTACTCCAAATGCAAGTATTGATGTAGAAGTTAAAACTTGCATGAATGCCTTGAAGAATGTTGTTGCTAATAAAGATGAAATTACCTTTACTAATGCTACAATTACTAGTGGTCTTGAAGAGTACTTTGGTACTGAGAGAGATATTAAGAGGGCATTTAATTTAACTCATAATAATAAGAATATCTTTGAAAGATATTTCTTAGCAAATAATGCCAACATTGTTAGTGTTGCTAATGACACCATTACTATCCCAGATCACTTCTTTGTTACTGGAGAGGAGGTTACATATAGACATGTTGGATCTGCAGCTTCTGGTATTGGAATAGCAGCTACAGATGGATTTGCTGGTGTTGGAGAAACTACATTCCTTCCAGAGACGCTTTATATTGTCAAGGTTAATGCTGATACACTTAAGATAGCAGAGACCGCACAGAAGGCATTAAACGTCGTTCCTGAGACTGTAGATATTACTAGTGTAGGTATTGGAACTTCTCACATATTCATTGCTAAAAATCAGAATGCAAAGGCACTTCTAGCTCTTGATAATATCATACAATCTCCTGTTGTATCTACGGCAGTAACTACTACTCTTTCTGAAAATGCTTTTGCTGTAGATAATGTTATAGAATTTAGTGGAATTAATTCATTCTTTGGTGCTGATTTAATTAGAGTTGGATCAGGAAATACAACTGAGATAATGAAAATTGAAGGAGTTGGTATTGGTAGTACTAACTTTATAAGAGTACGTAGAGAATGGTTAGGAAGCACTCTATCTGGATTTGATACAGGTGCTCTAGTAACTAAGATTTTTGGTAATTATAATATTGTTAATAATGTATTAACTTTTGCTGAAGCACCTTATGGTAATGTTCCTTTAAGTAGTACGACCAATCCTCCAGATTCTAGAGATTGGACTGGAATAGCAACAGGTTCTCACTTCCAAGGAAGAACGTTCATGCGTTCTGGAGAGACTGATTCTTCAAATGAAGCATATACAGAGAATTATGTATTTGATAGTATTTCCTCTAAGTTTAATGGAATAGATAATACTTTTGCATTACAATCGAATGGTGCAAATGTTACAGGAATTCAAACTGACACAGTGATTCTTGTTAATGATATATTCCAAGGAAATGGAAGCACTTATGATTATACAATCTCACAAGTAGGTTCTGCTTCTTCTATTGTCTTTACAGGAACTGCTACTTCTATTAGTTCAGATCCAAATGGTTCCAATCTTCCTCTCGGTGGAATAATTGTTTCTGTTGGATCTAGTGAAGGATTTGGATATCAACCATTAATTTCTGCAGGTGGAACAGCAATTGTAGGTTGTTCAGGAACAGTTAAGTCTATTAGTATTGGTAACACAGGTTCTGGATATAGATCTGGAATTCAAACAGTCAATGTTTCTATTCAACAAGAAAGTTTAACAGGAACAGATATTGTTGCGATTGGTACTGCTACTATTGAGGGTGGATATATTACAGGAACTGCTGTAACTAATCCCCACATATTCTACAAACCAAGAACTATTGCTAATGTAGGATATAACTCTGTGACGGGTATTACTACAATAAAAACAGCAAAATCTCATGGATTAGCATTAGGTAATGAAGTAAGTCTTTCTGGTATTGCCTTTACTTGTGATTATTCGCCACGATTAGGTATTGTTACTGTAGGATACAGTACAGTAACTGGTATTATGACTGTTACAACTCCTACTGCACATGGTTACAAGACAAGTGGTAAGACAAGCGTTGTAGTATTCACTGGATTAGCATTTACATGTGGTTTAGATGGAGGTACTTCTACTCACTATTATCCTCGTGGACAGGACTTAGCATATGATACCTCCGTTGCAATCGCTGCAACCGATTCTACGACCATTACAGTGGACGTTGGTTATAGTGGTCGTGCTGATCAATATACTCATAGTTTTGTAGGTGTTGGAACAAGTGCTGTAATTGTTGGTGGAGACTATAATCATCAATTTGTAAGTGCTACAAGTAGTGCAGTTATTAGTGGTGGTGACTATGAACACACCTTTGTTAGTGTGGGTGTTGGTACTATTACAATTGCAGGTATTGGATCTACGGTTGTTACAGATGCCTCCTACACTGCCTCAACTGGTGAGTTGGTATTAACTATAGGAACTGGTCATACTTATACTACTGATAATCTGGTAGGTATTGGAACAAGTGCTTTAATCTTTACTTGTTCTATGGATAACAATTCAAGTCAGAAGAAGTATCCAAGATCTACTGATCCAATTATTGGTATTGGTAATACTGCAATTACTGCAACTACAGATACTACATTTACTGTGAATGTTGGTGCATCTCCATTAGTATACTTTGATGTATCTAATGCAACTTACGATGCTAATAGTGGAATTTCTACTCTTACTATTGGTTCTCATTCCTTAACTACATCAACAAGTATTAGGTTAGCTAATGATAGTTTGACCTTTAGATGTGCAATGGATGATTATTGTTCCTTACATACGTATCCAAGATCTACCGATCCTGGATTTAGTACTGCTTTAGGAATTACAACAACTACTGCAGATACAATTAGTATTAACGTAGGTGTTTCGACTATTGTTAAGTATAGTGTAACTGATGCTGATTATAATGCCACAACAGGTATTATGACCATGACAATTGGATCTCATACTTTAAAGACTGGTACTAATATTAAGATAGCAACTGAATCCTTAACCTTTACATGTGCTAAGGATGGTAATTCTACTACCCATCGTTATCCTAGAAAACCAGATCCTACTTATGGTGGAACTCCAGTAACTAAGGTTAATAGCACTACTCAGTTTGAGGTCAATATTGGTATATCTACTGTAGAATCTTTCTATGTTGGATTAGGATCTGTCCAAGGAGCAATTATTGCTCCTAGAGCAAATAACAATTCTGCAAGTAAGACTGATCCTGCAGCAAACACTGCTACTGTGCTAGACGTTATTGATGATAAGACGTTTATTACAAATACTGGTATATCAACTTTAGCACACTATTACAATAGGGGTGGAACTTTAGAAAAACCACTAGATGTATTATTTGACGATCCAGAGTCTTATTCAAATCTTGCATTAGAATATGCATCAAATTCTTCTGGAATTGGAACTGCTGCCACCATTGATGTGGTAGTAGGACAAGGATCAAGCATTGTATCATTCACTGTTCAGGAGACTGGGTATGGTTATGGAAATGGGGAAAGTTTGACGGTTCCTATAGGTGGTACAACAGGAATCCCAACAACTTCAGGTTATAAGGAATTCTTACTTGATATTAATGAAACATTTAGTGATGAATTTACAGGATGGTCAATTGGTCTTTTAGATATGCTTGATAATTGGGATGATGATTTTGATGGTTCAACTAAAACTTTCCAATTAAGTGATAATGGAGATTTAATTTCTATTAGATCTGCTAAAGGATCCCAAATTAATGTTCAAGATATTATTCTTATTTGGATTAATGATATACTTCAAGTTCCTGGAAAAGCATATACTTTCGATGGAGGTAGCGTAGTTACCTTCACAGAAGCTCCTAAGAAGGATGATACGTCTAAAGTTATATTCTATAAGGGAAGTGGCGATCAAGACGTTATTTCTAGAGAAATTATTGAAACAGTTAAGACTGGTGATAATTTGACTATTGAAAGTAATTACCCACAAGATTGGTATTTACAAGAAGATAAGAGAATTGCTCTTAGTGTTGATTCTACTGATATTGTTAGTACTAATGCATATTATGGTCCAGGTAACAGTGCTGACGAAACTTTTGAAAGACCTGTTGTATGGTGTCGTCAAACAGAAGATAAGATTATTAATGAGAAACCAATAGGAAAGGATAGAGAGTTATATGAACCTCAAATTGCTCCATTTGGATATATCACTAAGACTGTTGGTATTGGATCAACTACAATTTATGTGGATCAATTAAGACCTTTATTTAATCCACAAAATGAAAGACAGGATACTAATGATCTTGCTTTCCAAAATAAAGTTAAATTCTTTAATCAAGGAGTAAAGGTTGGTGCTGCAGGAACTGCAATTGTATCTGCTGCAGGTACTATTTCATCCGTTGATATTACAGATGGTGGTGTAGGTTATACTACTGCTACAGTAAGTTTTGCTTCTACTGTAGGTGTTGGTACTACTACCCAAGCATTCGGTAATGTAACTATTAGTGCTGCAGGAACTGTGACGGGTATTGCTATTACAAGTCCTGGTGTTGGATATACTCATACTAATGTACCTTCCGTTCTTATAAGTCCTCCAACTTATATTCAAGAAATTAATCAGGTGGGTGCTTATAGTGGAGATCAAGGAGTTATCGTTGGATTTGGAACTACCACTATTAGTTCTAAGGATCAAATGATCTTTGATTTCTATATTCCTCAAGATTCATTCTTAAGAGAAGGTGCTATTACAGGAACTGCTGTTACAATCAGTGGAATTGGAACTAATGATATATTTGTTGTTAGGGGATCTAATGTAGGTAATGCAAGTACTTCAATTACATCTGTGGATTCTGGTTCCAATACAATAGGAATAGGAACATCCTTTATAGATAATGTATATTCTGTAAATACATATGAAATTGTTAATAGACCTTCTTCTGTTAATAGTTCAGGTGTAGGTATAGGAACTACTTACTGTGCTAGAGTGTTTGCTACAATTACTAGTGACTTCTCATGGGGAGGTGCTGGAATTGAAACTTCTAACTCCTATGGTACATATAGTTGGGGAAGAATTGATCTAACTTCAAGAGCAGGATTAAATTCTTATACTGCATACACTGAAGGGGGAATTGGTGGAATTAGTACATCTACAATTGTAGAAAGAAATGCTCCTCTCAAATTCAAAGAGTATAAGGATATATAGTCTATCAATCCTTAATAAATAACTAAAAAAATTCTATCAAAATGGCCGCTATTATAACTGATCAGATTAGAATATTAAATGCAAAGAATTTTGTTGCTGGTGTAACTTCTACTGCTAACGCATATTATTCTTTTATTGGATTACCCAATCCTACTGATATACAATCTGATTGGGATAGTGATCCTCCTTCTCCAAAAGATAATTTTGAAGAAGAAAATAGTTATTGGGATACTATGGTTGCACTTAAGAAGATTAATTCTTCTGATGCAAGAAGAGTAGTTCCTCGTAGATTGTGGACTTCAGGAACCACATACGATATGTATCGTAATGATTACAGTAGAACAAATACTGCTGCTGTTTCTGGTGCTACTAATTTATATGCAGCAACTTATTTTGTAGTTAATAGTGACTACAGAGTATATGAATGTCTTAGGAATGGTACGGATCCTGATAATCCTAATGGCAAACCTTCTTTAGATGAACCTACTTTTACAGATTTAGAACCTAGAAGTGCAGGTACTAGTGGAGATGGATATCTTTGGAAATATCTTTATACTATTAAACCTAGTGATATTGTAAAATTTGAATCAACCGATTATATTCCTGTTCCGTCGGATTGGGAAACAAGTACTGATAATTCTGCAATAAGAGATAATGCTGTTGATGGATCTATTAAGGTCGTGACTATTAGTAATAGAGGTGTGGGTATAGGTACTGCAGATGCAGTATATACTAAGGTTCCTATTAAAGGAAATGGATCTGGAGCAGAATGCACTATCACAATAGATTCTTCATCTCAAGTTTCTGATGTTACAGTTTCTTCTCAAGGTTCAGGTTATACTTATGGTAGCATAGATTTTGCTGCAGGAGGAGTTCCTACTGGAACTACAAGACCAGTGTTAGATGTTATTATATCTCCTCCAGGAGGTCATGGATCAAACATCTATAGAGAACTTGGTGCTTATAATGTTCTTTTATATTCTAGAATTGAGAATGATAATGAGAATCCTGATTTTGTAACAGGAAACCAAATTGCAAGAGTTGGTCTTGTATGTAATCCTCAAGCATTTGATAGTACATCTTTATTATCTGTAGATAAAGCAACTGCATGTAGTGCTTTAAGATTATCAGGTGCTGGTTATAGTAGTGCAACTTTTACTGCTGATGCTTATGTTACTCAGACCATTGCAACAGGAACGACTGCTGCAGGAAGAGTGGTAAGTTATGATCAAACTACTGGTGTTCTTAAATATTGGCAGGACAAAGCACTTGCTGGATTTAATACTGTAGGTGCTGCTGTTACAGAACCTGCATATGGATTTAACTTAAATGCATTTACTTCTTCTCCAGATACGGGAGGTGCTTTAACTATTGTTCCTTCTAGTGGTTCTAGTTTGGCAATTGATACTTCTTTTACAGGTGTATCTACGGTAATAAATAATAGAACCTATTACTTAGGTCAAGAGTTTACAAATGGAATTGGAAATCCTGAAGTTAAAAAGTATTCAGGAAATATCATTTATGTTGATAATAGACCATCTATCACCAGATCCTCCACTCAGAAGGAAGACATTAAAATAATCTTGCAGTTCTAAGAAATCATGCCCCAGTTAACGAATTTAAACGTATCACCATATTTTGATGATTTTGATCCTGCTAATGATTATTATCGGGTATTATTTAAACCTGGATATCCTGTACAAGCACGGGAACTGACTGGACTGCAATCTATGTTGCAAAACCAAATTGAAAAATTTGGTCAACATTTTTTTAAAGAGGGTGCTAAAGTAATACCAGGTAATACTTCATTTACAACTAACTATACTTGTATTCAATTAAATAATGAATTTCAAGGGATTCCTGTTGCTGCTTATATTGATCAATTAGTTGGTTCTACAATTACAGGACAAACTTCTGGTGTAACTGCTACTGTTGATAAAGTATTATCTTCTGAAGATTCAGAGAATAATAACCTTACCTTGTATGTTAACTATAGAGGATCTAATACTTCAAATAATCAAACAGAAATATTTTCAGATTCTGAAAATTTAACATCCAATGTTATTATTTCTTCAGGACTCTTAGGAAATACTACAATATCTGTTGGTGCTCCTTTTGCATCTACTGTAGCACAAAATGCAGCAGCAAAAGGATCTGCTTTTCATGTAGAAGAGGGTGTATATTTTGTACGTGGACAATTTGTCAATGTCTCTCAAGAAACTCTTATTCTAGATCAATATACAAATACTCCTAGTTATAAAATAGGTTTTAATATATTAGAAGAAGTAATTACTGCAGATCTTGATGAGACTTTAAATGATAATTCGCAAGGATTTAATAATTATTCTGCTCCTGGTGCTGATAGATTAAAGATTAGTTTAAATCTATTTAAAAAAGATTTAAATGATATTGATGATTCTGCATTTGTAGAGCTTGCTAAAGTTGAAGATGGTGTTTTAAGATCTAAAAAACAAAATACTGAATATAATACTTTTGCAGATGAACTTGCTCGTAGAACTTATGAAGAATCTGGAGATTATTATGTTAAACCATTTGATGTAGCAGTTGTTGATTCATTAAACGATAATACTGGTAATCATGGTATATTTCAAGCAGGTCAATTTACTTATACTGGGGGAACTCCTTCTAAAGATTTAGCATTATATAATATATCTGAAGGAAAAGCTTATGTTCGTGGATATGAAATTGAAACTCTTTCTTCTACTTATCTTGATGTACCAAAACCTAGAACTACAGCAACTTTAAAAGATCAAGCAATAGAATATAAAACTGGTCCTGCGTTAAAACTTAATAGAGTTTATGGATCACCAACTATAGGTATTGGTAATACTTATACTATAAGTTTAAGAGATCAGAGAACTAACACTACACAACCTGGATCTGCTAATTTACCAGGGAAAGAAGTTGGTCAAGCAAGAGTATATGATATAGCATTAGAGACAGGTTCTTACAGTGCAAATAATGCTAATTTAAATGAATGGGATGTATCACTTTATGATATTCAAACAATAACAGAACTTTCTATAAATGAAAGTCCTACAGAGGCATTGAGTGCGGGAACTTTTGTTAAAGGAAATAATAGTGGTGCTACTGGATTTTTAAGATATGCAGTTTCAGCAGGTGTTGCTTTAACAGTTACTGAAACTTCAGGTAATTTTATTAAGAATGAAGCACTTATATTTAATGGTATTACTAATGGAAGAGTTGCGGTAGCAGTTACGGAATATGGTATATCCAATGTAAAATCATTATGGGGAACTAACAATGGAGTTGTTGGTATTAATACTTTCTGTGCTGATGTAATTCAAACTACTAAGTTTAACGTAGGAGTTGCTACAATTTCTCCTGCTTCTGGTGCTGGTACTATTAGTACTATTAGAAGTACTAATCCTCTTTTCCCTGGAACTGGAGAATTAGTTAAAATTAATGATTTAGTTCAGTATAGTTCTTTTGCAGTTGGTGAAGGAAGAGATCCTATAATGGCAAGAGTTACTGGTGTTGGGGCGACAACTATCACAGTTACTGAAGTTACTACTGTACCAGGAGTAGTAAATGGATCATTACCTTCAGGATCTGCTCTTGAAGTATCGGATTTAAAGATCGTATCTACGGATTTTGAAGCTTCTGATGAAGTTACTCTTTATACTGAACTTCCTAAACATGATGTTTCTAATGTAGATTTGACTGATGCCTCTATTTCTATAAGAAAAGTGTATGATGGACAAACTATTGCTCTTAATAGAATAGCAAATACTTTAGAATCTGGTGAGAATGAAACTTTCCTTCCTTTTGATCCTGAAAGATATGCAGTTTTTAGATCTGATGGAACTACTGAGGAACTAACATCTGATAGATTGGTGTTTAGTAATGGAATGACACAATTAGATATTCTTAATTTAAGCACAGCAACTGATGGTGGAAATGTATCTATTGTAACCACATTAAAGAAAATAAAACCTGTTGCTAAGAAAAAAATTAAAAAAAGAGTTGATTCAATTATTGTAGATAAGTCTAAATTAGAAGGATCTGGTATTGGAAGCACCTCCCTTAATAATGGTTTGACATATGGA